AATCATTGAGTTTTCCTTCTCTTTAGGTCTAGTCCGAACACACCATTTCATCTTCATCCGGTTGGATAGATGCTTAACGTTGTTCCCTTTAGATGCGTAGTAGATTCAGTCTATTCGTTGTCTATATATTATGACTAATGCCCTTTCAAGATTATCAACGCGAGTCAAAATTGACTTCCTCTACGTCTTCGCACATGCGTGATCCATGGTTTATCGTATACCTCGATCTGCATTCAGACTATTCCAAGGTGAATTACACCTGGGTAGAGTTCAGAGAACCCCATACCAAAAAGTTGCTCTCCTTCTTTTCATAAATCAACTCCTCCCATTCTCTTACCTTAAAGTTAGTTGGCATTAATCCATACTTAACCTGGTCTTGAGCGGCCTTATATAATCTTTCATTATGGAGGTAGGCTTTCCTGAGGATATGATCGAAGGCGTTTGCAGTTGAAGATGTTTTAAGTTTACCATTGACTTTTGTCTTTTCCTTTAAGATTTCATTCTTGGGTTTAGTAAACAAGTTCTCAATTACGAGATACTTATAAAGCTTAGATGCTTCATCTTCTATCTGTTTGTACTGCAAACCATCATCAAAGAGGGTTGACAGTGGATCAAAGATAATTCCACTCTCCTCTCTGATTTCACGGAAATTCGACTTCTCAAAATTATTTGAAGTCATCTTTGCTTTAACGAGCTTATCAAATTTCCATTCAGCAACTGTTGGGTATTTCCTGATACCCTTCTTTTCATGATTCAGATTCATAATCAACAGAGTCATTATTGAGCGATCCAATTCCGAGACTTCTCCTTCGGGAATAAGTCCAGGACCACCGAGATATTCAGGGGCAACCCATGGAATACCGGGATACTTTTGCAGTATCGGCTTAGAATAATGAATGAATCTCTTAGAGACCTCAACCCAGACAGATTCTGGGCATGCTCGTTTTAATTCACGATGCATTGATCCTAGCACATGATAAGGTCTAACAGCCTCCGATAAGGCACAACCACTTCTTGGCTTACTCATCAGGATACCTAAGTTCACATACTTTCGTACAGACCAAGTTCCATCGACATAATCAAAAGTTTGAGAGTTGATGACAGTTATCGGCTTGTGTTTCAAGGAAAAAAGAGTTTTCCCTAAAGAACTGGTCAATCCACCAAAGGATGTGATTTCAGTCCACAAGTTACGCATATTTGCGCGGTTGCCTTTCATAGTGCAATCGTCTCCATTAATTAAAAGTGGAGCAATTAGAGTCTTCCTCTGAAGAGGTTGATTTCTCACCCGTAAGGGGATATGGAGAGACAATTCCAATGCCCAACGACACATTGCTGCGTTGGCTAAGCATAAGAATGGGAAAGAAGTTATAGAACCCATTAATTGTCCTTCTTTTTGAGAGCGTAAACTCCCGTTCTCCATCTCAAATAGATGTTTGGTCAGCGATCGTATTAACATTTCGTGATGATCTTGAGTTATTAAGAATCCTTTATTCTCCTCTGTGACGTTTCTATTGAGAACTTCAACTAGCTTATTAGCTAATGTTTCTGAAACCCATGAATGAAGGTTATCAGTTGAAGCCTTATAATCTCCATTAACGATTATATCTTCATCTCTGATGTGTCCTATAGCTGCGACGATATGTTTTACGTCAACCGGTTCACTTATTAGTTTGAACACACGGTGTTTACTCAGTACTCTCCACATAAATGTTTGTAGAGGCTTGAGAGCAGTATAGGTTAAAGGCGGTCCTTTTGATATGACACGCACTTTCAAGGCTTCCGATAGTCCTACTGGTTTAACAACTGGTATTTCAGACTTTGCTTTAGCATGGATATGGTCGAACATTTCTTCCCATTTTCCTCGGAAACGACTTTCGTCGTATTTTATACCTTGCACATCGAACTCTTCGCGCAATTGATCGAGATAAGCTTGATCAGCCACTCCTTCATTACCGTATTTTTCGGTTATCTTTCCATATGCTTTCATACTGGTAGATACGAAGGTTATCAGGTCCTTATCTTGTTGATAGAAAGGATCATCTGATATTATCTCGTCGAATAATGTACCAATTGCACCTCCGGCAGATCTGGAGTTGTTGTAATTGGCTGAAGTTGAAGGACAAAATGGTTCATAATGATGTTCCTTTGTATAAACCTCTTCTTCAAAAATTTCTTCTATTATTCGTTCTAATTGCTTGCACATCGTCTCTTTATTCAAAACATTGCTGCCGTTTGTCATCCAATCTATTGGACACAAAATGGATTCATCAGGCAAAGGACCTGGTTCCGTACATAAATGTTCAGCTGTTTTGTATTCTGCTGCCTTGACCATGTCATCGGTCGGTCTTGGGAGACCCATTTTAGCCATGTTGATAGTTAAAATGAATTCAGCGAATAGCTCTCTATCTCGATTCTGTAATCGTTTCTGGTAAGTAATAAACTGACCACAGAGAAGACAATTAGGTTTGTCATCTGGAGATAATCCTTTAAGAAGAGGCATTGGGTCTGAACCTTCAGTCTCAAAGTGCGCATAAAATGCAAGAGTCTTATATTTAAAGAGAGCGACCCACTCGAGTTCACCATTTTCTTCTAAATAGAATAGAAAATGGCAGAGTGATCGATTTAAGGAATCGTAGTACTTTTGATCGTACAAAAGATTTTCCTTATTTCGCGGCCTCTGTAGGGGTCGAGACATACCAAATAAGTGGTAAATCTCAGAGAGCGTTTGAACTCCCTCTCTGACTTTTTCGAAAACAACTTTTGAGATCTTTGTTTGAATCTTTTTCAGATACAGATCGTAAGTCAATAGTTGTTTGGAGTTTTCACCAGCTACTACCATTGCTGTGAAAGCCGAAACTTTCGTAGATGTCTCAATTACTTGAGATAACA